TCATGGCATCAAACCAATTGTGAAATAGCTTAGTTAGTTTTATTTGATAGAAACCACCTTCGGGTGGTTTTGCTTTATGTGACATTTAGTAACCAGTTTGTTAAATTACTCATAAATATAGGGGTAATTTCATGAAAAAGATTATTTTATTAGGTTTAATATTAGGTTTAGCAGGGTGTATGTCTACTGCTAATTTTTTTGAAGTGCAAGCCACCTCTGTTCAGAATAGCGGTTATTGGACCGGGCAATATGATCGATTAGTAGGAACATTAAAGTTAAATTCCGATGGAACTGGTGTTATTTGTCAGGATGGAATGGGAACAGCGAGAGTAATGTCTGTTAAAAAATCAAATGATAAACTCTATTCACAGGATGGCAGCTTCTGGAAAGTGCAAAATGAAACACTCAACTCTATGAAATTAAATTATGCAATTGGTGGTGGTTATGAAATGAAAAAAGATGATGATTTATCTTTGGCAACACCAGCATGTAAAGAAAAATTGAAATGAATTCAAAATGATTTGTTAAAAATTTGACTTAGATCAGGTTTTTTATTTTTGATTAATGACCGCCATTATGGCGGTTTTTTATTGCGCCAAAAAGCACCGTGGGGGTGCTTTTTTAATAATAAATCTAAATATGAACGGTCGCCAAAACGGGCGTCCGTTCAAATATTGCTATTGCCAAGATACTCTTCGAAGGCTTTTTCATCCAATTCTAATTTACTATTTTGCTGATTATCGAGCTTAGAGTTTCTCTCATTTTCAGACATATTTATAAACTTGTCGACAACACCAGACATAAACACTTCAAACTGCTCTTGGATAGAGCGATTATTCTTTTGAGCTTCATTTTCGAGGAACTCAACAATTTTTCGGGGAAACTCATTAATGTTATAGGTTATAGAGAAATTACCATCGGGTTGTTCTGTGGCATCACCACGTGTTTTAGGAATGAGGTTTGATGAATCTACCCCTAACGCATCTGCTATTTTGTAAAGGTTCGAATCTCTTGGAATGACATCAAGTTTAACTTCATAATCTGAAATTATTTTTCTACTTAAACCTGTCTTGTCCGCAAGTTGTTGCTGAGAAAGACCTGCCTTTGATCTAAAAAATTTAAGACGGGCACCGAAAGAATCTTTCATAAAACTAAATCCACGAGTTGACAAGGTTTAAAACTTATCGTAACTTATCAATAGTTATCAAAAATAGAGAGGTTATGATAACAATGTACACTTGTTCCTATGATGACAAATTAGCAGATATTGTCAAGGCTGCCGCCAAGAGGGAAAACCGCACCTATCGAGGGCAATTCAACCATTACTTAAAACTGATTCTTCAACACGAAGGTCTTCTGGAAACTCCAGACAATAAAAAAGCAGATTGCACTCGCCAAAGTAATCAATCTGCTTCTGTTTAACCCACACAAAGGAATTAAACCTATGACAAGTTTAGCACAAAACTTTTTAAACCCAAACAATAAGCCTCTAGTTATTGGTGACTTTACGATTCGCCAAGATGAAGAAGGTCGTTTTATGTTGGGTGATCTTCATAAAGCAAGTGGGCACAACCAAAAGCACCAGCCAGCTTTCTTTTTGAGAAACCAACAAACTAAAGATTTAATTGCAGAAATTGAGGCATCTGCAAATTTGCAGACCACTTCAGAGAACCACTCTGCAAATTTGCATAGTGCCGTAAAAGTAATCAATGGTGGTGACAACAGAGGAACATATGTTGTTAAGGAACTAGTTTATGCATATGCAATGTGGATTAGCCCTAAATTCCACTTAATGGTAATTCGTGCTTACGATTCACTTGTTATGGAATGGCTATTAAATGGTAAGCAAACAATTTCACCAGAGCAGGCAGGAGTTCTCTACAACATTGTTCATACACGAGCGAATGGTAATAAGAACTTAATTGTTCAAATGTGGAGTCGTTTAAAGAATCATTTTAAATACTCAGCAAGTTACCGTGAATTACGTGCTATTCACTTTGAAGATGCTAAACACTATCTAGAAGTCATGGATTTAAATGCTAAGCCTGAAAAGCATGATTCTCATGATGTTGTAGCTCAGTTAGATGAATATCTAAAAAACCTTAATAGTCGCTATCCTGCTCTAAAATGTCCATATGCATATGAAGCCGCTATGAAGATTGCAGATGACATGAGTTATCGCGATACTAAAAAACCGCAAAGTTATTATGTAAGTTTCCAGAATGGGAAGATAATTACCCGATGGTTGGAAGAGCGCTTTTATCCAGTAGATATGATTGAGTTATCAGAAATCTTCGAAAAATTTTATAAATTTTCACGAAGTAATGATCTTCTAGATATTGGCAGAAACTTAAAAGCAAATATCAGTAGTTAATTAGACAAGACCCGCTAAGTGCGGGTTTTCTTCATGTGACATTTAATGATCAGTTTGTTAAAGTTGTTTCACTTATAACAAATGGACTACATTATGAAAAAGTTTTTATTAGCGGGATTTCTTGGATTGGGCTTGGTGGGGTGTGCGACAACATCTGGGTTGGCACCTAAAGTAACTACAAGTGGATTTGATGGATCAAAAAGAGTTTTTATTGATGGGCATAGTGTTGCATGTGATCAAATGGTTTGTCCTTTAATAGGCGCGATTTGGTTAAGCAATAACCCGAATCTTGTAGGGTTAAAGATATCAGTTATAAATTCAATCGTTTCTATAAACTCTGTTGATTTGAATATTGATGGAGAAATAATCAAATTAAGAGAAAACACTTTAACGGATTTTTCAACTGGTACTTTATTGGAGTCTAGCAAAGTATTTGTTACTGATTTAACCGTAGTGGATAAAATTCTTAATTCAAAAAGAGCTTGGATTCGAGTTAATACTAGCAAGGGACTAATCGAAAATCCGATTATTGATGGTTCTAAAGATAGTAAGGCTTACCACGCATTAAAACGTTTTAAAGATCAAGTAAATACTGTTAAGTAAAATTTTGAAGTAAGTTAAAGAAATGAAACCCGCGCAAGCGGGTTTTTTATTGCCTAGAGGAAAGTAAAGATGGCACAAGAATCCCGTTTGGTCATTGTTATTGATTCGCAAAATGCTGAACGTAATGCGCGTAATCTAGGCAATGAACTGGATAGCATTGAGCGTAAAGGTGATTATGCTTCTAAGTCTATGGATGGCTTATCTGTAGCTACTCGAGCACTAGCTGGACACATGGCTGGTTTATTAACAGTAGGTTCAGCCATTTCAAAGATGGATACATATACTGGACTACAAAACCGTCTTAAGTTGGTCACTAATAATCAAGTTGAACTAAATAAAGCAACGGAAGACACTTTCCGAATTGCTCAAAAAACCTATTCAGCATGGGATTCTGTTCTACAGGTCTACCAGCGTTTTAGTGATAATGCCAAAACTTTAAACCTCACAATGGATGACACAGCACGTTTAACTGAAACAGTTTCTAAAGCTGTAGCAATTAGTGGTGCAAGTGCAGAAGCAGCTGATGCAGCTTTAGTACAATTTGGGCAGGCTTTAGCAAGCGGCACATTACGTGGTGAAGAACTTAACTCCGTTATGGAGCAAACGCCAGCACTAGCAAAGGCTATTGCTAAAGGTATGGGTATTACAGTAGGTGAATTACGTTCAGTAGCTGCTGAAGGAAAAATCACTTCACAGGAAATCGTTAAAGCACTTAAAAATGTCCAAGATGAAGTTGATGCTCTTTTTGCTAAAACTGACATTACAATTGGTCAATCTTTAACTTTACTTAATAATGAAATTACTAAATTTGTAGGAGAGGCTGGTAAAGGAAGCGGAGCAGCACAGGCTTTATCAGGATCGATTCAGTTATTAGCAAATAATTTGAATTTAATTGCAGACAGTGCATTTGCCATAGGTATTGGCTTAATGACAAAAGCCGTTTTAACAAAAACGGTTGCTGTACAAGCGAGCATTGCTGCGTCAACCAAACAAGTGTTTGCCACAATTGCTGAACGTAATGCAAATATTGCAGCAGCAAAAGCTGAAGTGGAATCTGCGCTTGCCGAAGCACAAAGTACACAGGTGACACTAACGAACATCAAAGCTACTCATGCTCAGATCATGGCAGAAATAGAACTCGAAAAAGTTCGTTTAAAAGCCCAAATCACTGAACAAGGTCGCACGGCTACCATCACACGAATGGCTCAGCTTGGACGATTACAAGCTCAAGTTGCGTTAGAGGTTGCTGCTGCGGAAACAGCACAGTCTGCAGCTTCATCTAGATTATCAGCAGCCTTAACAGCGCAATCTGTTGCTACTAGCCGTTTAGCTTTAGCAAAGTCAGCGCTTATGGCGATTTTTAGCCCAATGGGTTTAGCAATTGCAGCAACAGCCGCATCTTTCTATTTACTAAGCAGCAGTTCGGATGAAGTCAAAGAGTCTCTTGCAACACAATCTGACTCGGTTAGTGATTTAACAGATAAGTACATAAAGTTAAATACTGTGCAAGCTTTAACAGAGGGTGTGCGGTTACGCAAAGAGATTGAGCAGCAAAATGATGCAATTGATGATGCTAGTGGAGCTATCAAACGTTTTGCTTATATCCAAAAGGAATTATTTAAATTATCTGGCAGTGATTATGAAGATTATCAAAATGCCATTAAGTCTATTGCTACAGGTGCAAGCGATGCAGGTGATCTCTTAAAAAAGATGATTTCATCTGGTCGTTTTAGTCAGAACCAAATTGATAAACTCATTGAGTTCTCTAGTGCGGTAGCAGAATCTAAAAATAAGATTGAGCAGGGTAATACTGCTCTAAAACTCTTAAATGCTACTTCTGGACAACATGTTGAGGTAACGGCCGAATCAATTAAGCAATTAACAATTCAAACAAACTTAACAAAAGTCGCTACTCAAAATTTCACTGACATGAAAACACAAATGCTTGATTCATTACGAGCACAATTGGAATTCATTCGGTTAAATGGTGGTAGTGAAGAACAAGTTAAATCGTTGAATAAGGTAATTCAGGCATATTCTTTAAATCAAATTTCAGCAACTGATGCTGTGAGTAAGTTCAACAGTACCGCCAAAGTTCCGGTTGATAACATTAAGAAATTGCAAGAATATGCCATTAAAACGGATCAGTCTAAAATTGCGTTAAATCAGGCTAATGCTGAGCTGAAGAAACAAAACGACTTGCGTAATGAGTACCTAAAACAACATCAAACTGTACTTGGTGCTCAACAAGGAGAAACAAATGAATTAAATAACCAAGTCGCTGCACAAGAAAAGCTAAATAAATTACGAGACAATGCCAACAAAGATAATCTGAAAAATGATTTTCTTATAAAAAACACTAAGGCATTTGGTGGTGGCGAAAAGGGTCTTGATAAGGCGCGTGCGGCATCAGAGTTTTATACCGACAATAAAATTCCGATGACTAGAAGTTTAACTGGTCAGGAATATGCAATTTTTGAGGCTTGGTATAAGAAGCAGAAGGAAGTCAAGGACTTACAAGAAAGCATTTCTGAGTCTACCAGAAAGCAAACAAAAGAGGTTGAAAAACAAACCAAAGAGTCTGCCAAACAAGCTGTTCTACTTGCGGGGAATAATGAGCGAGTGAGAAATATGCTTCGGGTTTACCAATCCTTCCGTAATGCAGGCTTAGGCGATAAACAAGCTCGTGTAATGACAGCTCAAGTTGGACGAGAGACTGATTTTAGAAATGAGGCAATGTTTGGTAGTCACAAAGATGCCAATAATGGTTATACCAACACAGGATTTTTATCATGGCAAAAAAGTCGCTCAACTAAGTTAATGCAGTCTTTACAAGGGCAAGGAGTCTTGGATAAAAACGGTAAAATCCAGCAAACTCAAGATGCATTGGATGCAATGGCTAAACATGCTGTGCAAGAGGCGATGACCGATAAAAGTTATAGTAAATCTAAAGCAGCTCTTCTTAATGACGATTTAGACTATCGAAGTTTAGAGAGAATTGTTGCCAAAAATTTTGTTGGCTGGGACTATGACGGGAAAAAGCTTGGCAAAGCTAAAGCTTCACAGCATTTAGCCAAACAAGACTCTTACTATAATCAGCTTAGTAAAATTTTAGGGGATAACCCCGAAGCAGCCTCAAAAGCAATTAGTGATCTTTCGAAATTCGAAGATGAAGCATATAAGGCACGTGCAAAAACTCTTGAGGAAATTAAGCAGCTCCAAGCAACATATGATTCAGAAACAGTTGCTAGAAGCAAAAAACGTGAGGAGGAAATCAACAAAGCAACCATTTTAGGTCAATCAAATTTAATCCCAAAAATTAATGAGCGTTATGATGCTGAAGATAAGTTAGCTCAGAAGCAATTTGATTTTGAAGTAAATGGTTATAAGTGGACTGAGAAGCAAAAGCTTGAGTACACATATGAAATCAATTCTTTGCGATTAGTTGCTGAAGGCAAACTCTCTGAAGATCAAAGAAAGGTTGCTTTAGATGGCCTGGAATTGCAAAAACAGCAAGAGTTAGGGTTATTAAAACTAGCTCAGGAACAGCGGTTGTTTCAAGCCCGTTTATCTC